CATTAAGAATGAGCCTAAGCCTCCAAGTATAGGGCCTATAGCCCTCATAATACCACCTAAGCCTCGGAGATCGCTAGTGGAATTCCGAGTGGCTCTGGGCAGCTCTAGTGGACCCTGTCTGGGCTTCATAGCAAGGGTGCCGGGCCTGGGGATGAAGTTCCCTCTAGGACTACGGTACTGGAAGTTACCATGCCAATCTGGCCCATGAATGGAGTACCCTGCTCTGGCAGTTTGTGCAGTTTGGGCCATCCCTAGGCCCATACTAGGACCCGCTGCTCTACCCGGGGGTAAGCCCCTGATGCGTCCTGAATTAGAACGGGCAGCACCCGCAACAGTATAACCGGGTATACCCATGAAGCCCATGGCAATACTACCAGCAGCACGCATACCCCCAACAGATACTGTCAAGGACTTCATGGCATACGCTACGGATAAGATCGCAGCTTTTAGCCCGTACATAACCTACGGATAAGATCGCAGCTTTTAGCCCGTACATAACCGTAGCTACAGCAGTTATACTCATTACGGCTTGGGCTGTAAAGCTACCAAAAGGAGTACTGATAAAATCTGCAATACCCCCTAGGACTTTAGTTAATATCTTCATTAGAGGCATTAGGCCTCCACTTACAGCATCCGCCCAAGCAGCCTTTAAACCTTTCCAAGTAGACTCGAGTTTATTAGATACCCCATACAGGGAATCCATCATAATAGCCATTTTCTTTCCTGCTGTACCACCTATCTGGGACTCATCAGATAACATCTTAACGAACCCGGATACTTGTTCAACGTTACGGGCTAAAGCAGCAGCAGGGCGGTTACCTCGAATACCGAAGATACTGGTGAAGATGTTCTGGGTCTTGACACTGTCCAATCCTTTGATCCGTTCCTGTATCATACCTAATATCTCCATCATAGGTCTAAGCCTACCGTTCGCCCCCATAATATCGGCCTTGGTCATACCTAAGGTTTGCCAGGCTTCTTGTGCTTGCTTAGAGGCATGAGACCCCATAGAACGGGCAAGATACCTGTACATATTTTCTAGGGCAGTACCAGCCATTGAACTTTGAATACCCGCGTTACCTAGTCCCATAAGTAGGCCTATGGTTTCTTCTACAGGGATCTTTAAGTTCCGAGAAGTACCCGCAACGTATCGGATGGAGTTTCCTAAATCCACTAGGGATACATTCGCATTAGTGGTAGCAGCTGTAAGTACGTCGGACATCTCAGCGGACCTCCCTGCTTCCCAGCCAAAAGCTTTTAAAGCATTCGTCATAATATCAGCAGCTCCCATCTTACCCTCGAGGGGGGTCATGGTTGCACCCGCAAGGTTAGAAGCCGACCTCATAGTCTTTTGGATAGTGAGAGCGTCTTGGCCAGCCATAGCCATAAACCTCATACCAGAAGCGACCTGGTCTGGCATAAACATAGTTTCTCGGCCGATTTGGATGGCTAGCTTTTGGAGGTTAGCCATCTGTTCGTTAGTAGCTTCAGTAACAGCTTCAACCCCTCGCATAACGTAGAGGAACTCAGCGCCTTCCATGGCAGCTGCATACATCCCCCGAGTAGCCATTAGCCCAGCACCAGCAACACCTATAGCCACATTCCTAGCAGCCCGGAGGTTTTCCTGGAAAGCAGCGAACTCTTGCTTAAGGCCTTGGGTAGCATCCTGTACATTTTTTACAGGCCCACTAAATTGGTCCTTAAGGTAGAACCTTACGCCCAAGCTTATTTGTCCACTATTGCTGGAGTTTCCTAATAACATATCTTTTAAAAATACAAGTTAACGTTCCTTAAATACAAGTCTGGGGCCCGGTTAAAGGCCCCAGAGGGAGAAGAGGAACTAGTCAGAGAAGCTTTTTTTATTCTGTTTATTTTGGTCGGTTGCTAGTTTCATGAACCTGGCCCGAGATGATAGCGGTAAGTTGCGGAACTCTGTCCAAGTCATACCTAGTTTAAGGTTGCAAACAAACCAGTATTGCCATTCTAGATCTTCACGGGATAGTAAAAATCCTTTATAGCTATAATGGGTAGGTCAATTTTCTCCCCCGTATTAGGGTTCTCTATACTGGTTGTACCTGTAAGAGCAGGGTCTAATTGGTCTACTTTATTACGAATCTCCATCATATCTCGGGAAGAGAACGCTTGGAAGTTCTTTACTATAACCATTTTACTACCGTCGTTATATTTGAAAGCTCGGGCAATTAATTGCTTATTGATAGAGCGTTCAGTGGGTTTCACTGCTAGCAAATATTTCTCACCAATACCATCAAGGTACTCGAACGAAACAGTTTTACCGGAGGATAGGTCAAAGGTTACTACCCTGTCCGCAATGGCGTAGGGGAGAATCCTGTGTCTAGAATAGTCTTCGTCTCCCAGAACTGGAAGAGGTTTGCTATAATCCCAAATGTAATCGTTGAGGTCTACAACATATTCAATGGGCTCTTCTTCAGGGTCCCATGTATAGCCAAAAATGAGGTTCTCGCTTAGAGAGAATATACGGGACTTGAAAAGGATAGCATACTTATCTCTAAGCAATAGCTTCTCTACATCTGCCAAGGTTAGGCGTTTCCCGTTGGGAGCAGCTTCTACTATGGCAGCTATATACCGGTTAAGGGTTGTTGCTTCGTCTACGTCTAGTCTCGAAAGGAGATCATCGTCTGCCCCCGTTTGTTCACGGATTACGTAAGTCTCTCCGGAGGGGGTATTAATTTTCTGTTGGTTCATGTGGGTGGGGTGTTATATTAGAGGGGGTAATTCTGAGAAATGAAGTCGACTGTTAGTTCAACAGATTCTACTGTATTAGCGGAATCAGTAGCACTAAACTCTCTCCCATTAATGGAAGACGGCCAGGCTCCTCCGATGTACCAGGTGTCTAGAGCTGTCTGGCCGTCGTTGGCCAACTCGTCTACCTGTAGTACTCTCTTGTATGTTTCGGGATCTCCCCCGGACTGAGTTAAGGCGTCCTGGGCTAATCGAGCCCATTCCCAAATCTCCCCAGAAACAGAGGTATGGTATGCGCTGATTATACGGGAAAGGGAAACAGTGCCGGGCTTAACTAAGCCGGCGGTTTTTAAAACGGTGTTCCCAAAGCCATGTTCTACTACCTCAATCTCGTGAGTAGGTAGAGTGATCTCTTGTACTGAGAAAGGTTCTAGTTGGGGTAAAGGGAGGAAGGTTACACGAAAGTTAAATTTCTTCCTAGGATTTATCATTGCCATCGTTATGGGATTTTAAAGATTAGAAGTTAGTTAAACGAACTCTACAGAGTTCTTGGTAAGGATGATATTAAGGGTGATAACCTTCATGGGTGATACTGTCTTAATTTGGAGTTGTACCTTGTACTTACCCGCAGCAACATCATCGGCATCGTTAATTACTAGGTCGTCAATGTCAGTAACAAATTGGTCCCCGTCCCATTTATATTCTAGAATAGCTTGGTTATTAATCAGACTATTTAGGAAAGGTTCAACAGTATAGTATATACGTTTCCAAGTAAGGAATGTATTGGGGTCTCCTAAGAAGCTCTCTAGTGTAGGTTGTAAAGATTTAACCATATAGAGTTCTAAGAATATAATGGATAGGAATTTCTCTGGGGAAGTAGCTTCAGCCATTGAGTAGAAATCCCATAACATTATACGATTGTTACGGTTGATAACCATGTTAACTCCACCGTTTGCTAAAGCATTAAGGTCTGCCAAAGTAGCGGGGGATCCAAAGTTATTTACTACCCCTAAGGCAGTAGGGAAATTACCCCTAACGTAATTAGTGGGTTCGTACCAAGGGCCATAAGTATTATGTGATGTAGCGATTACCCCTAAGAGTTCACCTATAGCTAGTATGTTTTTTACTCCTTTCAGGACAAGGTCAGTAGTCTTTATACCTCCCCCGATAATACCAGTGTATTTGGAGGCAGCGAAAGTGTTGATGCCCGCTAATATAGTAGTATCAGTAGTATGTGCGTTGTCTACGTGTTGTAAGTATACAATATCTTCTCTTAATTCGGCGTAGGCCTTCCCCATCCCATATAACCCAGCGAGAGAAGTCTCAGTGTGGCTTGGTACAGCAAGGATAGTACCGTCATCATAATTGTCGAAGGAATAGATACCGGTCTTAGCTCCGGGACTCCCGGTGTAATCC